GCCCAGCGGGGGCACGCCGCCCATCCACATACCTTTGCGGCGCGAGGCAGCGATCTTGTCCCTGATCCGTTCGCCCGTCACCTCACGCTCAAATTGGGCGAAGCTGAGCAGGATGTTCAGCGTCAGTCGACCCATAGACGTGGTGGTGTTGAACGATTGGGTGACGGATACGAAGGTGACCCCGTTGCGGTCAAAGATCTCGACCAGCTTGGAGAAATCCATCAGCGAGCGCGACAGCCGGTCGATCTTGTAGACGACGACCACGTCGACCAAGCCATCCTCGACATCGGCCAGCAGACGTTTCAGGCCGGGGCGTTCCAACGTGCCGCCGGATATACCGCCGTCGTCGTACTGGTCGCGGACCAGCACCCAGCCCTCGGACCGCTGGCTGGCGATATACGCCTCGCAGGCTTCCCGCTGGGCGTGCAAGCTGTTGAACTCCTGCTCCAGCCCTTCCTCGGAGGATTTCCGTGTGTAAACGGCACAGCGCAGCTTCCTGACAATCGGTTTGGTCATTTGCCCCTCCGGTGGTTTTTCAGACCGAAGAACACCCAGCCGTTCCAGCGCGTGCCGGTGATGGCGCGGGCAATGGCCGACAGCGATTTGTATGGGCGGCCTTGCCAGTCGAAACCGTCGACGGTGACAGTGACGATATGCTCGACGCCCTGCCATTCGCGGATCAACCGCGTCCCGACGATGGGCGTCAGGTCAGCGCGGATGCGGCTTTTCTTGCGATCGCCGCCGTCCAGCTGTTCGCCGAGGGCTTCCAGCCGCTTCACGGTTTCCGGTTTCAGGCCGCCATAGGCGAGTTCCTGGATGCGGTACGCCAACCGGCTTTCGAGATAGCGACGATTGAACGGCGGAGGTTCGCTGTCGAACAATTCGCGCCATTGTTGCTTCAGGTCTGGCGTCGAGGTCGTCTTGAGCGCGGCCAGGCGCGCGGGAATGGGATCTTGTTTGGTCATGCTTTTCTCCGTTGAGTTGGAGTTGCATGACGCCATTGGTCGGCCGGATAGTGTAGGCAACTTTCTCCATTTTTGTCAGATACTTCCGCCCGGTCACGCATCCGCAATCGGACCAGCCCAAGGGCCAGCAGCCCGCACAACTCGGCACGACGTTCCGCTGGCGTCATCTGGTCGGATGGAAAGGGGTTGGGTCTTTTCATGTCTCGGGCAACCGTGATTGGTGGTGTCGTTACCAATCAAAAGCCACCTGCGAGCTTCATGTGGGACGTGCCGCGCTCTAAGGCAGTCAACGAAAGCGAACAAGTGGAGAACATCGACCCTTGCGGAGGAAAGTTCCGTCAACGATTATCGGAGGTTGAATCAGGTAGAGAGCAAACATTCGTTGAGGTGATTTCATGGCGCGCAAAGCAATTCCGGTCGGTCCCCATACTCACGGTCTTATCGAGGACGCACGAATTGACCTTGCGCGCGCCGTGCTTGCCGTTCGGGAAGGTGAAAACGAGCCTGAGTTCAATCTGCCCGAGGAAGTTCCAAATCCACTTGACGACGAAAGCATCAATGCATTTCGGCAAGAGATCATTGAAATCCTGTCAGAATTCGATCCTGACGAATTGCGGCCCGCCGAGCAGCGCTGTCGCAGGATCCGTGCTCTTGCAGACAGCAAGGGCATTACATCCCTTACTACGATTGTCGATAAGCAGTTCAGCGAAGAGCAAGTTCGGGAAATCAATTCACAACCTGATCCACTCTGCAGAAGCATCTGGGCGTTTCTGAACGCACGCCAAACTTTCGAGGATGCCGAGAGTTTTCATTTCGCCCGGCAATTCAGGGATTACGGCAAGCTTTACGATGCTTTCGAAGTGGAACTTGAAAAGGCTGTCGCGCTCGATTCGGGATCCATCGACGAAATGGCATTGGCGGCCAAAATCACGAAGGTCCTTGAACTCAAGACCAACTGCACGGTCAAGGCGCTCGATCTGCCTGCTACGACTGCGCACCCTGCATCGATCATGCTGATCGTGCGGCACGGCGGGCCGCTTTCGAGCGTATATGACCACCGGGACGACGGGCGGCGGGGCACCATCTACTTCCGGCCGCCGAATGAGGCGACACTCATTTACACGCCGTCAATGCGCCAGATCGAGGTCTGCGCGGATAGCCCCGTCGTTCGCCAGGAGGTTGCCGGATCGTTTGCCGAGATCGCACTTGGCCATGACGTTTCTCAGAAGCCGTTGACCTGGAAGCGCTACAATCTCTCGCGATTCCGCTCATCGCTGCGGCTGGATGTCCCCAGAATCGATGGCTACGAGATTAAATTCGCCCGCGTGCTCGAGGCGGAAGTCCGGCTTGGCACATGGAGCCGAAAGCTGCTGCTCAAGGTCGCGGTCGACGACGACATAGTGGATGTGGCCGATCGCTATTTGAGGCCCAACAATATCTTCCGCCGCGCGGACGGTTTCAGCCGAATTGGGATCGCAATCTCCTACAACCGGGTCGGCGATGAAAAAGAGCGCACACTCAACATCACGATCTCTGGCACAAAGAGCTGCAATCTCCAAAGCAACAAGGATCCTGAAGAACGCAACCTCGGGTTTGCACTGCTCGATGCGTGGGGAATTCTGAGCGCCTTTCAGCAGATCGACCCGAATGATCTGCGGGCGATGTTCCCGCAGCTGATCGATCTCCACGACCGAACCGAGGACGAGGTCAGCGGGGCATACCTGCGCGAACTGGGTCTGGACCCTGATCGCCTTATCCAAGGCGGCCTGCTGGAGCGTCGCGGCCGACAGGATGTCGTGCTGATCGATGACGATGATGTGGGCGGCGAAGCTGTGATCAAGCCATCTGCAAGAGAAGGGATGGTCCGGACCGAGGGCGCGTTCGGGGAGGACGGAGGCGAGCGGCCAGCGTCCGATCTGGAAATGTATGAGATTAACCGGCAATGGCTGCACGAGACGGTCGTATTGCTGATCAAGCCGTTGTTGACCAAGCGTGCATCGCAAATCCTCGATCCTGATCTGACTCTTCTTGGCGCAATGCAGATCGGTGGGGCCGAGGTGCCCGTGTATTTCGGGCGGCGTCTCTACGACCTGAAGACTCTGGAAAGGTTGGATCTGGCCCTGCGGGCGCGAAACCAGGCCGGTGTCGGGATCGTGCTGGCTGCAAGTACAGAGATGCCGTCACACCTCGGGCCGAATGTAGTAGTGCCCCTATTGTCGAATCTGTCGCCGGAGGAAGCGGAGATCGTGCTCGCGCGTGATGGTCTGGAGCTCGCGTTCCGCAACAACTTCTCACTCGCGCGCGGCGGTGCGACACCGCAAGTGTTTCGGTCTGGCAAACAATCGGCGACGCTGCACGTGCCGGGCAAGGATGCACTGGCTCTCGTTGGCGCCGATCAGATCACGATTTTCGAACGTCTCGTGGACGCGAACAAGGCTGGCAGCCCCGATAAGCAGGTCAAGGAGCTGATGGATGGGTTGGGTTCACGAAGCCCCCAGCAAGCTTTCCGGAAGGCAGCATGGGAGAGCATACTGAACAATTACATCAGCAAAGGTGCCAAACGTGGCTACTGGCGCTTGGTCGTTGATACGCCGATAGAAGCCCCCGTCTAACGCCGGTCTAACATGTCGTGCGAGACGGTCTAACAAACCGCTGATTATTGGAAAGGCTCACTCATCAGAGGAGCATTCCATGCCGACTCCCGACACTTCCCGCCAGCCAGCCCAGATCAGCTGGACCGGTGGCGCAAAATCAAAACCCACCCCTTTGAGCCCGGAATGGCGCTGCACGCGCTGTAACAAGCTGCTCGGCGTCTGCCGGGACGGCCGCATGCATCTGCGTTTCGCGCGGGGGCACGAGTATTTCGTGGGCTTTCCGGTCGTGGCCACCTGCCGCGGCTGCGGAACGCTGAACCAGGCGACATCACCCGCGCGCTAAGGCGCGCATCTCACCATTTCCCTGAAATCGCAGAGACGCACGACGTCCTGACCTGGCCACAAAAAGGCGCTGGACGCCTGGCCGCAAGGCAGGCGTCCAATGTCTATCGCGTGGCACGAGATCCGTGATCACCTCATGTTTTCTTCATCAACTCTCGGCTTTCAAAACACCTTCGATGCTCTGCGGCACAGCAGCGAACTGCTCGCGCATTTCGCTGATCCCGCCGCTTTGCTGGACACGCTGCACGTCGGTGGCCGTGCGCCGGACGAGAAAAACCGGTTGCTGGCTGCACTGGTCGGGGCCGCACAGTCCGGCGGCGCGGCCTCCGATTGTGTCCTGACGCTGATGCTTCTGGCGCTTTGGCCGGGGCTGGATGCCGTTCGGCGCAGATCGATCTGGCGCAGGATCGGCACCGGCGACGAAGTTGCATCCGAAATCCTTGCACGAGCTTCCGAGGCCATTCGGAGTCTGGATCTGCAGCGCGTCAATTGGATCGCAGCAACCATCCTGCGGAACATCGAGCGGGACCTGATCAGAACGCGTCAGCGTGAGGACAGGCAGCAGAGCCTGCGCAGCGATATCGATCCCGACGATATCCCGATTGACGGGGGAGTGTCACAGGCCACTGCCAGCCCCGGACTGCTCCACGGCGATCTGGTCCGCATCATCGGCACGGATGCGGATCTGGTGATCCGTGTGGCCATCGACGGTTTCTCCCAGGCCGAGGTCGCATCCGAGATGGGGCTGTCCGAGGCGGCGACGCGCAAACGATATCAGCGGGCGACCCGGCGTCTGCGCGACGTCCTGCAAGAATTTCGCTGACCGGATGTCCCGATCCCTGCAGCGCGGTGGCTTTTCCCATTCAGACGCCACCGCGCGCCCCACTCAAACCGAAAGTCGACCAGCATGATCAGCAAAGCCGACCTCTTGTCCGCAGACCTCAAGCGCATCCCCGGCCTCTACCGCCGCTGGGAGTTGCCGGAAATCCTGAAGAACCAGCGTGCCTACCGCATCGAAAATGCCGGTTCCCATCAGGACGGGACGCCTCTCGTGGCGGTCTACGCCGACGCCGAAGCGGGCCAGCCGGACGACCAGCACAACGCCTCAAACCAAGACACCGAAGCGGTCTCGGTCCCGCTTGGGACGATGTCGCGGCGGCCTGAGTAGAGGGAAAAGGAGGAGATCATGTTCATGGGAACCACACCCTTCATCACGGTTCGCGCCAGTCGACCGCTGTCCGAGATCGAGTTCTGCGCATGGGTGGCGCAGGCCGTTCCCGGCGACCGGCTGGAATACCATCGCGGCTTTCTGGTGCTCGATACCTTTCCGGCGATCTCGCACCTGCCGGATGCGCAGCGCGTCGAACTGGCCAAGCTGGGAAGCCGCGCCTTCTGGGCCGCCGAACAGGGCCTCGTGCACCTGGTGCAGGAGCGCATCGACACAGATCGGTTCGCCTACATCGCCGTCGCCCGCCCCAGGCCGAAGGCCGCCACCGCATCGCTGTCCGCGCTGCTGCTCGACGCGCAGGCGGCGTGACCCTCCCTTCCGGACCCAACACGCAAACCAAGGAGGCACAAATATGCCGTTTTCAGAAAACACCCCCACGCCGGATGATCTCCAGGCGCTCAGCGCGGCCGAGATCGCGGCCTTGCCGGTCGAACTGCTGGCCATCCTGCAGCACGAGATCGATGCGCGGCTCAAACGCGACAAGGCCGCCAAGGCCCGGCTCGATGCCGGTCTCGCGGTGCGCTACGCCGATCGCGCTGCTGAGGAACGGCAGGCCGCAGGCAAGGACACGGGCACGACGCGCTTCGATGACGGTGATTTCACCATCGTGGCTGACCTGCCCAAGCGGGTCGATTGGGATCAGGACAAGCTCGCCGCGATGGTCGCGCGCATTCGCGATGCCGGTGACGACCCCGCACAATATGTCGACATCGCCATCAAGGTGCCGGAGCGCAAATACGCGGCCTGGCCCGACGCGATCCGGAAAGGCTTCGAGCCCGCGCGGACCGTGCGCACCGGCACGCTCAAGGTCGAGCTTCTCTCTCAGGGAGGCGATCAATGAGCCTGCGCATTCTCACCGCCGATGAGCGCCTGCGCGAGGCGCAGGGCAAGACCACCATGGCGATCTTTGGCCCGAGCGGGGGTGGCAAGACGACCCTCCTGACCACCATGCCCGAGGAGCAAACCGTCTGCCTCGACTTTGAAGCGGGTCTCAAATCGGTGCAGGGCTGGAAAGGCGACAGCATCTCGATCCGTCGCTTTGCCGATGCGGTCGATATCGCCTGCCTGATCGGTGGCGCAAACCCGGCGGCCCAACCGGAAGAGCATTTCTCCGAGGCCCATCATGCGCACCTGCGCGGGCTGCATCCCGAGCTAGCCGCGCGGCTCGACACCAAGCGCATCGTCTTCGTCGACAGCATCACCGATCTGACGCGCCAGGCGATGGCATGGGCCAAGACCCGACCCGAGGCGCTGTCGGACCGCACCGGGAAACCCGACACACGCGGCGCCTACGGGCTTCTGGCGCGCGAGGTCATCGGCCTGCTGAAGCATCTTCAGCATGCGCCGGGGCGCACCGTCATCTTCGTCGGCATCCTCGAGAAGGTCGTCGACGACATGAACAGGGTGACGTTCCAGCCGCAGATGGAAGGCGGCAAGGCCGCGCGCGAACTGCCGGGCATCGTCGATCAGGTCATGACGCTCGACCTCTTCACGCAGGAAGAGGGCGCGGAGGGCGCGCGCAGCTGGCGTCATGATCCCGACAAGGGCACCGCGCGCCGCCTCGTCTGCCAGTCCGCCAACCCCTGGGGCCTGCCCGCCAAGGATCGCTCGGGCCGTCTCGACCTGACCGAACCCGCCGATCTCGGCGCGCTTCTCACCAAGATCAACCAAACCCCGAAAGGATAATCCCCATGACCTTCGACATGAACGACGTCGCACCGCAGCAATCCGGCGACCTGATCCCGGACGGCACCTTCGCCAAGGTGACCATGTCCATCCGCAAGGGCGGCACGGACGGGATGAGCGAGGTGGATCGCGGGCTGCTGAAACCCTCGAACCAGCCGGGCAGCGATGTGCTGATGGTGGATGCCGAGTTCACCGTGGCCGAGGGCCGGTTTGCCCGGCGTAAGTTCTGGCAGAACTTCACCGTGCAGGGCGGCAAGCTCGACGAGCAGGGCCAGTCGATCGGCTGGAAAATCTCCAAGAGCCAGTTCCGGGCCATGATCGACAGCGCGCTTGGGCTCAACCCCGAGGACATGAGCGAGGGCGCCAAGGCCAAGCGCATGCTGCGCGGGCTGGCCGATCTCGACGGGATCACCTTTGTCGCGAAGATCCAGATCGAGGCGAACCGGAACCCCGCCTACAAGGATGCCAACAAGCTCGACCATGTGGTGCTGCCGACGGCGCCCGAGTGGCAGAAGGTCATGTCGGGCGAAGCGGTGCCCACGCAGCCGTCCCAGAAGCCGCGGCCCGCTGCCGCTCCGGCGCAGCCCGCTGCCCCGGCATGGGGTCAGTCGCAACCCGCTGCCGCGCCAACCGCACCGGCCTGGACTACACCGGCCTCGACGCAACAGCCGGCCACGCAGCCCACGCAAGCGCCGCAACCAGAGAGCGGCCCACAGCCGTCGCACGGTTCTCAGCCGTCGCAGGGCCCGGCCTGGTTGAACCCGTGAGCCCGGACGAATGGCAGGCGCATGTCACCACGGAGGCGGCGCTCGCGATGGGGCGCTGGCTCGAGGCGCGGGGGCGGCTCGACCGCCCCATCGCCGGCCTCACGCGAAAGGATCTCGAATGCATGGCATCAAACGCGATCGGCCGCTTCATCTTACTGGCCTCGGAGCGTCGGACGGAGGCGCCCGACCCGGAGGAACGCGCAAAGCTGGACCTTCTGCTTATGGGGTGACGCGCGCTGACCTCGCCCGCCGTGTGCCCTGCGCGCTCTGCGGACGGGAAGCGCACGGCTTCGGCTACTGTCACCAATTGCGATGGGACCGCCATCCCCACCACCGATTTTGCTCGATGGCCTGCCTCACAGCGGGCAGCGCCATCGCCAGGAGAAACCACGGAATGATCGACAAGACCGACATGGAAGCCCGCGCGATCTTTGAGGCGCGCCGCAACCTCGCTGAAGCGCTCACCGAAATGGACCTGATGGAGCCCTTCTTCGACCGGCCGGCCGAGGACATCGACTGCCTGATCGAGGCCTGCGTCGAGGGCTTTCAGGCCTCGATGCGGCGCCAGTCCGATGCCGGCGAAATTCCTTTTTGAGCCGGAGACCAGCATGCTCGACCTCAACCACAAATCCGGCTTCGTCTATGGGCGTGAGGCTTCGGAGCCCGAGCCCCTCGGGGCGCGGATCAACAGCCGCATCGACGCAGCACTTGTTGCGGAGCGCGACACGCAGCGCCCGCGCGACTATCTCGGCGCCAGCCGCATCGGCGAGCCCTGCGCGCGCCGCCTCGTCTATGAATTCACCAGGACACCGGTCGATCCGGGCAAGGAATTCGAGGGGCGCACGCTGCGCATCTTCAAGGCCGGTCACGTGTTCGAGGATCTCGCCATCCGCTGGCTGCGCACAGCGGGGTTCGACCTGCGCACCGAAAGGCGCGACGGCGGCCAGTTTGGCTTCGAGACGGCAGGCGGGCGCATTCGCGGTCATGTCGATGGCGTGATCGTCAGTGGCCCGGAGATGGGGCTCACCTGGCCGGTGCTCTGGGAACACAAGGCGCTGAAGGCCTCATCCTGGTCCGACACGGCGAAGAAGGGTGTGCAGATCTCGAAGCCCGTCTATTACGGCCAGTTGCAGATCTACATGGCTTATATGGGCCTAGCCTCCGCGCTCTTCACCGCGCTGAACAAGGACAGCTGCGAGCTTTACCACGAGCATGTGCCGTTCGACCCAGGCGCCGCGCAGGCGCTGTCGGACAAGGCGGTGGACGTGCTGCGCGCCGCGGACGCGGGCGATCTGCTGCCACGCATCGCCGTTCATGCCGATTTTTATCTCTGCCGGTTCTGCCCCTTCAGCGCCCGGTGCTGGTCGGAGGGTCACGCATGAGTCTCACGCTTTCGGAGGCGCAAACGCGCGCCATTGCCGCCATCCGCGACTGGTATCTGCACCGCACCCACGCGCAGCAGGTGTTCCGGGTGTTCGGCTACGCAGGGGTCGGAAAGACCACCATCACCGCCATGGCGATCGAGGCGCTCGGCCTCCGGCCGATGACGCCCGGCGGTCTGGGCGGCGTGATCTTCGCCGCCTTCACCGGCAAGGCCGTCCATGTGATGACGCAGAAGGGCACGCCGGCCCAGACGATTCACAGCCTTATCTATCGCTTCTCCGAGGCCACACCCGACGAAATCGCCCGCGTGACCGAGGAACTGGCGGCGCTGGAGCGCGACCTGCCGCGCATGGGCGTGGCTGAGCGCAGCTTTGCCGAGACCCAGATCAGACAGCTGAAGTTCAGGCTCGATCACATCCATGAACCGCGCTTCGTGCTGAACACGCAATCCGCCCTGCGCGATGCGGACCTGCTCGTGCTCGACGAGGTCTCGATGGTGGGCACGGACATGGCACAGGACCTCATGGCCTTCGGCAAGCCGATCTTGGTGCTGGGCGATCCGGGCCAGCTGCCGCCCGTGAAGGATACCGGTTTTTTCACCGAGGCCACACCTGACGTGATGCTCACCGAGGTGTATCGGCAGGCCGCCGAGAGCCCGATCCTGCAGCTGGCCACCCTCGCGCGCGAGGGCCGCGACATTCCCTTCGGCGCGTTCGACGATCAGGTCTGGAAGATGTCGCGCCACGAGGTGAGCCCGGCGCAGATGCTGCAAGGCGGCCAGGTGATCTGCGGCACGCACGCCACGCGGCGGCGGCTCAACACCGCGATGAAGGGCGCTGCCGGGTTCGAGGCCGATTATCCCGCAGGGGCCGGCGAAAAGATCATCTGTCTGCGCAATCGCCATGATCTTGGGCTGATCAACGGCATGTTCCTGCATCTGTCGGACGTGCAGGCGCATCCCCGCAACGACCGGGCGTTTCGCGCCACAGTGCGCACCGAGGACGGCACCTGCATCTCGGGCGCGCAGGATTTCTGGCGCGGGGAATTCGACGACCATGTGCGCTTCGATCCCGACCGCCATCGCCGCGAATGGATGGCGTGCCGCGGGCTGATCCAGTCCAGCTGGGGCTACGCGATCACCTGCCACAAGAGCCAGGGAAGCCAGTACCCCACCGTGATCGTCGTGGATGACGGCTTCGGGCACACCGCCGAGGACCGCAAACGCTGGCTCTACACCGCAATCACCCGGGCCGAACACGGCCTGCTGATCCTTGCCTGAAGGAGGCCACGCATGAGTGCCACCGTGATCGATCTCAACGACGCCATGCCGTCGCGGCCGCAACCGGAACGCTACGATCTGGACCTGATCGTCCAGCGTCTGCGCGAGACGGCGGAGCATTGGGTGCCGCGGCTGTTCCCAAA